AAGAATCTGCGAGTTAAACTATAGGGTGTCTCATAAAAATCAGTCTTTTTTCCTGTAGAGTCTCTCTTCCCAACTTTACCAACACCAGTAATATTAATATCTTTAGTGACATTATTACAACTAAAATTTTTACCCATAATAAATTAATGATTACTTTTGTCTAACACTATTGATAAACAATTGTTTGATAGGATACCTACACCTTAAGAAATCTTCAATAAACTTTCTGTCAGATACATCAGTTGTTTCAGTAAAATAATGTGATCTACCTTGATGGTCATTGTATCTACCACTAACAGTGTATTGAGTCATAATTGTTAAAATCTACTATAGAATCCACTATAATTTTAGCACTTTTATTGTTTTCTATCAACTTATTCATCCATATTCTTTCATTAAGTGTAACTTCTCCATCTGTTGACACCATTCTACAACAAATGTCTATGATTCTATTTCTATAATTTTGACTTAACATTACTTACTCATTCTATCATGTACTCTACCCATGATCTTCATCTTACCTTTCTTATCAGGGTCTTGTCCTGTTGCTTTTTTATACTTCTCTGTCTCTTGTCCTTTCATTATATTTCTTAACTTAGTTTCACCTTTTCTTACTACCTTCATTCTCTCTGCTCTGGTCATGCCAGATGCTTTTTGTGGTTTATAATTTGGATCTACTTTTGCTTTTACTTTCTTTGCTAGTAACTCATCAGCAGTTTTAGGTTTAGCACCTGATTTTGCTGCTCTTCTCTCCATTGCTGCCTTTCTCTGCTGTTCTCTAGGTGATAAACCAGCAGTTCCTCTCTCTTTAGTGGGTTGTTGCTCTCTACCTGCTGGTGATCTTCTTGGATTTGGTTTACCAGCATCCTTTCTAAGTTTATATTTTTTAGCAGGTACCATTTTACCACCACCTGCTGCCTTCATTCTCTTTTGTTGCTTTGCAGTAGATTTTATATTTCCTTGAGTATCCTTTGTTCTTTTAGGTGATAATCTACCCTCACCACCTGGTCTTGCACTTCCACTCATTTGAAAACCACGTGCTGCTATATCCTTATCATATGCTGCCTCACATAGAGACATAAATTCTAAGAATGACCTTTTCATTGGAAGATTAATTTGTTTCATATATTATTTATTTCTACCAAACATCAGGTGAGTTTAAATCCTCAACATATACTTTTAACTTTTCATTAGGATGAACATCTAATGTTTTAGACCAGTTGATATTAAAAGGATTAAAATCCTCTTGAACATCTAGTTCTAAGGTAACTCTATACTTTGATTTGAGTTGATCTTGAGCGATAGTAATTGACATGAGAAAACCCCTGAGAGATACTTATACAGTATAGGAAAAATTATCCAACTTGTCAAGAGATCCAATCAATAAAGTGTTCAATAATACATAATCATAACACTATATATGGTATTTACGTACTATAGATTACTTCTTTGATCTAAAATTCTCAAGATAAAATACATTTGAATTAATTTGTTCTATATTTTTATACTCAGGATATTCTTGTGAGAAAGAATAATTTGTGTCCTCAATTAATTTATTTGTTAGTTTGCATAGGGCATCTAATGTCTCTCCATTGATCTCAGAATATGGTGTGTCCTCAAAGACTCTTTCCTTTACATAGTCAAGTGCTGCAAGATATGAATCTGTATTCTCTTCAAAGTTCTTCAAATATTTAACACTATCATCAGATGAAAAGAAATCTAGTATTGGCATAAAACTGAATAATTATTTCCTATGGTAGGATAATTTTTACTGAATGTCAAGTGGTCTGTATTGTTGTGACTTGTATGCACCATAACTCACCACATCAGGATCTCTGTCATCCTGTTTGCTTACTCTTCTCCTAACAAATTCTAATTCATGCCAACAGTTTTCATAACAACAGAGACAAACATGAATCCTTTTATGAAAGAATTTTGATAGATCACACTGTGGTCTAGGTTTTGTTGCTATCTCTATTGAGATATATCTTGAGGGTGTAATCCACCCTTTTTTAGGTTCACTTACACTTGCCTTATAATATACCCATCCTTCATGCACATGACCTAATTCTGTTGTCCAACGAACATAGTCATTTACCTGAGGATCATACATTTTTTTGTTGCATCAAATTGATTAAGTTTTTTAGAGATAAAATCTCCTTGTTTTTTTGGTTTACAGTCTCTTCTAATTCTTTTATATGTCTCTGAAGTGACGGAACCAAACTGAAGTTATTGGTCATCGCTCTAAGTTAAAAATGAGGAAACAACTTTTGAATCTGCATTGCTTTCCACCTTATATTTATCTGATTTGGATATGTTACCCCTTAATTTGCCATAATATTCTAGGAAATTGTCGTTATCTTCTGCAACAATTAGATCAAAACATTCTTCTTCATTGTCTGCTACTACAGTCCAGATTCCACCATATTCTGACTGAGGAAATGGTACAAAATGATCTACAATATACAAGAATTTCATTTTCTCCTGTGATTTTTTTCTAGTATTATAGTGACAGTATAATGTATCAGTTTTCTTTTGTCAATTCAGCAGTTGAGAATAATATTCTACTCCAATGCTTATGCTTCTCATCTAGGTCTGTGAGTTTATCTCCTAGATCTAATTGTCTTTCCAATAAGTGTATCTTAGTAATTGTTAATTCCTCAGAATAAAACTTAATTGGTTGTTTTCCATGCAGATTGTCACCACTCATACTGATTCTCCTTTGCTAAATTGACTAATGTATTATCTCCATCTCCTTAATCATTTCTAGTCTCTGAAACTCCTCCTGTAAATTGTAGTGTATTTTGTAAGATTCAGTTGTGACATAATATCCAACAATATCACTTCCATTACAAGAGTATCCATAACCAATCACCTTTTCCTTCTTTCCATCCACCAACATCTGTTTAGAACCATCCAGATATGATGAATATTTTTCATCCAGAAGAATCATTGTTACCCTCCATTAAGAACAATATCTTGATATTATAACATTATATAGAAAAGTTCTATTTAGACTTTATATTTTCTTAAGAGTTCCTCAATATAACTTAATCCAACACCCCATCTAGTGAGTCTAAATCCCTACCATTTCTTACTTTTTTGGTAAGAAGTTGCTCATCTACACCATCACCTACCTTTCCTAATTCTTTATCTAATTCCTGTTCTTTCTTTAATCCTTTGATTATCTCTTCATAATTCATTTGATGACCTCCCAGTTTTTATCAAACTCTTTATTCAACTCAAAAGAGAATTTATTTGTAATTGATGATAAGAAGTAAGTATATCTGTCCTCCTTAGTCACTCTACATGAGTGTAGTCTGTTCATGTAAAGATTAAACTGTTCCTCTGCATCTGTGGATCTAGGTTTCACACATACAAATTTCTGTTTAGTGAGTGTCATAATAATGTTAATAATAAAGCGAGATAGACCTTGATTAAACTAGACAAAGCTAGTTAGGCTTTTTAAGATTTTGAGAATTGATTAACCAGTATATTTTCCATAGATTCTGCCTCCTCCTCACACTGAGGTAGTCCTTTGACATGCTGATACACATGCCATAACTCATGCAATAAAGTTTCAAGATAACTTGTATAATCAAGTTTGTTATGAATCTCTATGATAAAGGATCTAGGTTTTGTTAGACTTCCCTCTACCAAACA